CATGTTCGTGTACCTTGTTCCTGCTTACCATTATCCGGCCCGCACTGGCATCGCCAAGGAATTCTTCGGCGAGAATGCCATGGTTCCATATGGCGCCTACCTGGCCCTGAAAAACTCGAATGACACCATCAATACCTGGGTGCCGAGCATCAGTGACACGCTGGCAGAAGACTGGCAGATCGTCTAACCCTTGCACACCTGACCCATACCGCCTACACTGGAGACTCTTCCAAAGTTCTCCTCCGGTAGTGGAAGCCCCGGCTGCACTGAGCTGCACGCTGGGGCTTTTTTCTGGTAGGATTGATCCAATAGCCAGCACTATCAAGGCTCGGCCCCTTGATCGGATTCCCACTTCTCCTAACGAGTAACGCGCGCCTCACGCGAGAGTTCTGGCTGCAAACCTCCCACAAATGACCACAATTGCATATAATGCTCTTAACGCAAAGGAGCAAATATGCCATACACAAAAGAAAGTCTCATCGGTCAGAAATTCGGAAAACTTACCGTTATTGGGGAGGGCGTACGTTCTCCATCTGGACGTCGCCAATGGAGGTGCATTTGTGAATGTGGTGGCGAGACTTCTTGTATCACGAATAATCTGAGGCGTGGCAACAGTAAAAGTTGCGGGTGCGAAACAAACTCAAAAGACATTGCAGGGCAGCGCTTTGGGCGCTTGATAGCTATTTCGCCTGATGGCAAATCTTCCTCTAGGCAGATTAGATGGAAATGCCAGTGCGATTGTGGGAATATTTCCACTGTCGACGGCACTCAGTTACGAAGGGGCACCACGAATTCATGTGGATGCCTATCACGTGAAAAAACAGCAGAACAAGGCCATAAAAATTCTACACATGGCCACACTCGGAAAGGTGTGAAATCCCCGCTTTACCTGTGTTGGAGAAATATGCATGTACGCTGTACAAATAAGAAAAGCAAAGATTGGGTATCCGGAATAACGTGTTGAAAGGATGAGTCTGTGACATAATCGAGCTCCGGATAATCGTGTGGAAGGCTGGACCCCATGTACATGGAATCGCAGTTATGTTTGGAGCTCGTAGCCCCGCCCTTCATCGCTCCCGCACCACCCCCAAGGCAATCAACCAGGGACAAGGCAGAGGAAGCAATCCGACGGGTTCTACTGGACGTCCTACCATCTGATGCAACGCCATCCTTCCTTCGGGTAGTGAAGGCCCGTTTCGTCGGGGTTGGGCGTGATAGCCGAATCATCGCGGAGCTGGAGATGTTCGACGGGCTGGCTGCCGAGGTGGAGGCCTGGAAGTGGCGCCCGGATGGTTGGGCGCATCGCTGGCTCCGACTTGACGGCGGGGACTTGTCCTGGGAGGACGGGCGCTGGTGGCGCATTACTCCGGAGGGTGAGCGAGCGTGACCGACATCCTTGACTTGCCAAACTGGAAAGTAAGCAACACTCGCACGGATGGCGGCACCTTCACCATCGAGGCTGCTTATGAGGTGCAGCCCGATACTTGCCCCAAATGCGGCTGTGTCGGTAATCTGTACCGGCACGGAACCAAGCCTGTCAGCTACGTCGATAGCCCTGTGAGGGGCGCACCCACGAAGCTGCTGGCCAAGGTCCAGCGCTACCGATGTCGAGACTGCAACGAGACGTTCTTGCAGTCCCTGGGCGGCATCCTGGCTGACAGGCGCAAAACAGAAGGAAACGCAGCCATGTCAAAACTGACGAATAAGCAACGTAAAAATTTGCCACTATCTGCTTTTGCTGGTCCTGGGCGCAGTTATCCTGTCAGCGGAACCGGTTCAGAAGCAAGTGACCGCGCTCACGCTGCCAACGCCAAGGCACGTGCAACCCAGCAGAACAACGCCGGCAACCTCTCCGACAGCGAGAAGGCCAAGATCGACGCGAAAGCCAATAAAGTGCTCGGAAATAGCAAAAAGTAGAAATTCAGAGGCATTTTCAACCTCAAAATAGCCAGTTTCTTGAAATAATCAGCTTTTTGCAGTAAATTCCAGCCATTGATAGGGAGCGCATCATGGCACGGAAAAGCACATACACCGAAAAGGTAGCAAACCAGATCTGCGAACTGATCGCCGAGGGCACACCATTACGCGAGATTTGCCGTATGGAAAAGATGCCAAACTGGTGCACTGTGTACAATTGGATCAATGAGCGCCCCGAATTCGCTAAACGCTTCGCGCACGCGCGCGAGCTTGGCTTTGATGCCATCGCCGAAGATGCCCTCCGCATCGCCAACACTCCACAAATCGGCGAGACCGAGGAAAGCAGCGAAAACGGCCTGAAGATCAAGCGAGAGGACATGCTTGGACACCGTAAGCTGCAGGTCGAGACGCGCCTGAAGCTGCTGGCCAAATGGGCCCCGAAGAAATACGGCGAATCGATCCGACAGGAGCTGACCGGCGCCAATGGTGGCCCGATCACGATGAACTTCACTGCGACTGACGCTGCGCTGTGACAGCCTCAGGCTTCAACCCGACGCCACGCCAGTTGCTCGCACAGCAAGTGCTGGCAGGACTTTGCACCTGGATCATGCTCTTTGGCGGTGGCCGCTCGGGCAAGACATTCCTGATCGTTCGCAATATCGTGCTGCGCGCGCTCAAGGCGCCAGGCTCGCGTCACCTAATTGTGCGCTGGCGTTTCAATCACCTCAAGGCATCGATCATGCGGGACACGTTCCCGAAGGTCATGCGCGTCTGCTATCCGGACCTGGTGAAAGGCGACGGCTGGGACATCAACATGTCGGAGGGCTTTGCCAAGATCAAGACCGGTGTCGATGAGAAAGGCATGCCGATCTTCAGCGAAATCTGGTTCTTGGGGCTCGATGACAAAGACCGTATGGAAAAGGTGCTGGGCATGGAGTTCGCCACCATCTACGCGAATGAGTCGAGCCAGCTGCAGTGGGAAGGCGTGATGTTGCTGCTGACCCGCCTGGCGCAGAACTGTCAGCAGATCATCAACGGAGTGGCGATGCCGCTCAAGTTGCGCTTCCTGTTCGACTGCAACCCGCCGAGCAAGATGCACTGGTCGTTCAAGGTGTTCAAGCAGAAGGTCGACCCTGAGACGAAGCAGCCGCTGCGCAACCCGGATAACTACGACAGCTTCCAGATGAACCCGAAGGACAACGCGGCCAACCTGTCGCCTGAATACTTGGAGACGCTGGAAGGCCTGTCCGAGCGCATGAAGCGCCGCTTCCGCGATGGTGAGTTCTCTGACGGCACGCCAAATGCTCTGTTTGATGAGGCGATCATTGACCGCTGGCGTGCGGAAGCCGATGAGGTTCCGGCACTGGTCCGCGTGGTGGTATCCGTTGACCCGAGCGGCGCCAGCGATGACGCGCAGAATTCGGACAACGATGAGGTGGGCATCACTGTGGAAGGCCTGGGCGTAGACGGCAACGCATACCTGCTGGAGGATCTGACCGTAAAGGCTGGCCCGACAACCTGGGGCGCTGTCGCAGTTCAGGCCTACCAGCGTCATCAAGCAGATGCAATTGTGGGCGAAACCAACTTCGGCGGCGGCATGGTCAAGTTCGTGGTGCAAGCAGCTGCAGCCAAGATCGGCATCAAGGCCAACTTCAAGATGGTCACGGCCAGCCGCGGCAAAGCCCAGCGCGCCGAGCCCTTCAGTGTGCTGTACGAGCAGGGCAAGGTTCGACACGTGGGCCTGTTCCCGAAGCTGGAAGACGAAATGTGCGCCTTTTCGACATCGGGCTACACCGGTGGCCGCTCGCCGAATCGGGCCGACGCCTTTATCTGGGGCTTGGCTGAACTGTTCCCAGCACTGGTCAAGCCGGCCAAGAAGCCGAAAGAAGAAACTACAGAAGACGACTACATGGGGGAAGCAGGATGGATGGGATGAAGCCAGGACGCATCGAATTGGACGGCACCAGCCTCGATCTGAGCTATTCGGGCATTGTGCCGATAGCTGAGCGTGAAAGGGTGTTGGAAATCAGCAATCTCTTTACACTGAAGCAGAAAAGGGGTAATAATCTCGCCAATTCCTTGATGCAAGAGGTATGCGAACAGGCCGACCAGGCCGAAAAGCTGCTCTTGCTCATGCCCGAGGCATTCGGCCAAGGCGGTTTGACTACCGCCCAGCTGGCCGACTGGTATATCCGCAAGCACGGATTCGCCTACCTCCAGCACGATCCCAAAGTCATTTTGATCCGACTGCCACGCTCCGTGGCGCAACAATGGGCTGCCGCGCATGAGCATGGATGACAAAAACTATTCGGATGACGCGGACCTGCTGAAGTGCATCCGCGAGTTCACCGATAACGCCATCAAGGCCGACAACGCCAACCGCCAGGACGCGGTGGCCGACCTGCGCTTTTTGGCAGGTGACCAATGGGACGAGACGATCAAGCGTCAGCGCCAGCTGGAGCGCCGCCCCTGCCTGACCTTCAACCGCCTCCCCACCTACCTGCACCAAGTCACGAATGACCAGCGCCAGAACAAAGTGGGCATCAAGGTTCATCCGGTAGGCGACGGTGCCGACGAAGAGGGAGCGCAGATCTACCAGGGCATGATTCGCCAGATTGAGAGCCAGACGAACGCCGATACCGCATATGACACCGCCGTGAACAGCGCGGCCGCGATTGGCTTCGGCTTCTGGCGCCTGGTTACAGACTACGAAAGCCCGACCAGCTTTGATCAGGTCATCAAATACCAGCGCATCCGTGATGCCCTGAAGGTCTACTTCGATCCGGCCAGCGTGGAAGGTGACGGCTCCGACGCAAAGCAATGCGTCATCGTGAGCGACATGCCGAAGGAAGAGTTCAAGCGCACCTATCCCGGCAAGCTGGACGCCAACCAGACAACCATCTACGCCCTTGGCAACCAGGTGCAGCCCGGTTGGATGACGGACAGCATGGTGCGCGTGGTCGAATACTACTACTTCGCCTACGAGAACAAGACGCTGTACCTGCTGGGCGACGGCACGACAACCACCAATGAGCCTCCCGCCGGCGCCATCATCAAGGACAAGCGTAAGACCCAGATCCCGCAGCTGAAGTGGGTAAAGGCCTGCGCCGGCGCCGTGCTGGATCGCACTGACATCATGTGCCAGTGGATTCCAGTCTTCCCTGTATGGGGCGAGGAACTGGACATTCAGGGCAAAGTGATCCGAAAGGGCATCATCCGGGACGCCAAAGACCCGGCGCAGATGTACAATTTCTTCATGACCAGCGCCACCGAAGAAGTGAGCTTGCGCCCGAAAACGCCATTCATCGGCGCCGAAGGTCAGTTCGAAGGCCACGAAAAGAAGTGGGGCCAAGCGAACAATCGCAGCTTCGCATACCTGGAATACAAGCCGGTCTCCGTCGAAGGCATCCTGGCGCCGCCGCCGCAGCGTTCAATGATGGCCGATGTACCGGTTGGCATGCTGCAGATGGCCCTGCACGCCGCCGACAATATCAAGGCGGTTACCGGCCTGTTCGATTCCAGTCTTGGCGCCCGCGGCAGCGCGACCAGCGGCATTCAGGAACGCGAGCAGCAGCGCCAGGGCGACGTTGCCAACTTCCACTACATCGATAACCTGCACCGCTCGATCCGTCACTGCGGCCGCTGCCTGGTCGACATGATCCCGCACTACTACGACGCTAAGCGCGTAGTCGAGATCATGCGTGAGAACGGCGACATTGAGTCTGTCGAGATCAACGCGCCGGCCACAAACGAACAAGGCCATCCGATTGACCAGCAGGGCATGCCGATCATTGATCCGGTCAACCAGGTGCAGAAGATCCTGAACGACGTAACCATGGGCCGCTACGGCGTGACCTTCGACGCGGGCCCAGGCTACGCCACCCAGCGTGAGGAAGCTCAGGCATCGATGATCGAATTGGGCAGCAAATGGCCGAAGATCCTCGATATCGCAGGCGACAAGGTCGTGGAAAACATGGATTGGCCAGGCGCTGAAGACATTGCGCGCCGCATCAAAGCCACCATCCCGCAGAACATCACCAGCGCCGACAAGGAAGAGGATGGCTCCGAGCCTCCGCAGCAGATCCCGCCTGAAATTGAGGGCGCTTTGCAGAAATATGATCAATTGGTTGGCCAGATGGAGCAGGAAATTGCTCGTTTGAAGGCTGGCCATGAGGCAGACCTGCAAAAAGCGCAGATCGACGCGCAGAGCCGCGAGGAGGTCGCGCGCATCAACGCCGAGTCACGCAGCGATGTTGAAGAACTGAAGGGGATGATCTCCATGATCATGCAGAAACTTCAGCCGCCGCCAGTCCTGGCCGGCGAAGTCGCAAGCGATCTCCAGAAAGACGATGAATCCCGCCCCGCTGCCAGCCAAGCAGCGGAACCGGCGCAAACCACGGCCCTACCGGAGTGATTCCGGGTTCTAAATTCTTGGGATGACCATGCAAACTGAAACCACAGCCCCAGCAGTCGATACCACCGCCGCCGCGCAAGCCGGTCAGGCGACCACGACCCAGCAGACCACCACCAGCCCGCCGGCCAGCGGAACGGATGGCGGCGCTACTGGTCAGGGTCAGGCCAACACCGGCACCGAAGCATCCGCACAAGGCAATGGCACCGAGCAGGGCACGCAGCAGGACCAAACCGGCAACGCCTCCAATGAACCGGACCGAGACGAAAAGGGTCAGTTCAAGTCGAAAATCCAGAAACGCATTGATGAACTCACGCATGCCAAGCATTCCGCCGAACGTGAAGCGGCCCGCTGGCGTGCAATCGCGGAGGGTCACCAGACCAGCGCCGCGCCCCAGGCTCACCAATTCGCCACGGACGCCGAATACGAGGCAGCAACCCGCCGTCATGACGCGCAAGAGGCCGCACGCCAAGCAGTTGCGGACCAGGCGCGCGCCGCCGCAGAGCAGTACAGCCAAGATGCCGAAGGAGCCTTAAACGCCACCTATGACGAACGTGCCCGCGAGATCGTGACGCGCATTCCTGATTTCGTGGACGTTGTCAGCAAGGCCGATATCCCGATCACGCCTGAAATGCAGAATGCGCTGAAACAGAGCCCATTCGGTCCGGATATCGTCTACGAGCTGGCAAAGAATCCAGAGCAGGCCGCATATCTCGCCAGCCTACCGCCGGCGCAGATGTATATGGCAATTGGCCAAATGCAGGGACAGTTCGCGTCGAAAGGCGCATCTGCACCTGCTGCTGCTTCAGCACCTGCTGCACGCACCACAAACGCCCCGCCACCAGCTGCCACCGGCAACCAGGGCGCGGCACCGCCCAACACTGACCCAAGCACCATGTCGATGCCTGAATTCAAGGCGTGGAGCCGGGCCAACGGGTCGAAGTATGTATAACCCATCCATTTAATGAGGAACCCAAATGTCTAACGTACTCGCAACCACTTCAGTAGTAGCCAAGTCTTCCTTGGCTATTCTGGAAAACATGCTGAACTTCGGCAAAAACGTCAACCGTGATTGGGAAGACGAATTCACCAGCAACATGAGCCGCGGCTATGCGCCCGGCCAAACCATCAACATCAAGCGCCCACCGCGTTACCAGTACCGTCCCGGCCGCGTGGCGAACCCACAGGCTACCGTCGAGTCGACCATTCCGCTGACGCTGCAGCAAGGCGGCTGCGATCTGCAATTCACCTCCGCAGAGCGCACCCTGTCGCTGACCCGTCTGGAAGACAAGATTGCTGCGGCAATCGCGACCGTCACCAACGAGATCGACCGCCAAGGCCTGGCGCTGGCGCACTATGCCAGCCCGAACGCCCTGAACCCGACCGGCGCTGCGCCGAACACCCAGGCCCTGGCCATCGCGGCGATGACCGACCTGAACGCGCGCCTGGATGAAATGGCTGCTCCGCGTGTTCGTGGCACCCGTACCTTTATCTCGGCGCCACGTCCAAACGGCTACATGGTGGCCGGTCTGGCTGGTCTGTTCAATCCGAACAGCAAGATCAGCGACCAGAACACCAACGGCATGATGGTTCCTTCGTTCGGCCTGGACGTCGGCATGGATCAGAACGTCGACAGCCATACCAACGGTACGCAGGTCGTCACCGGCACCGCAGTTTCCGGCGCAAACCAGACCGGCGCATCGGTCACCGTGGCTGCTCTGGGCGGCACCATCACCCGCGGCACCGTCGTTACCTTCCCTGGCGTGTTCGCAGTCAACCCACAGAGCCGTGTCAGCACCGGCGTTCTGGCGCAGTTCGTGGTGACTGCCGATCTGGCTGCCGGCGCGACTTCGATCCCGATTTCACCGTCCATCGTGCCAACCGGCGCATTCCAGAACGTGACCGCATCGCCAACCAATGCGGCCAACTTCCTGATCGTCGGCGCTGCCTCGACCACCTACCAGACCAACATTGCGTACCACAAAGACGCATTCACCCTGGCAATGGTCCCGATGGCTACTCCGACCGCTGGCACTGGCGCAGCCTCGCACCAAGAAACCAGCAACGGCTTCACGGTGAAGGTGACTGAGGGCTACGACCTGACCAACGACGTTTCGATCATGCGTCTGGATGTTTTATTCGGATGGGCGGCCACTTACCCGGAGCTCAGCGCCAAGTTCTACACCACCTAATACAAGGGGCTTCGGCCCCTTTCTGCGAATCCAAACTTAAAGGAAAGCAACATGGCTATCAATCTGAACAAAAACTACATGGGCCTGCAAGCAGGCACTGTCGTAGGTCTGAGCACTCCGGTGGAAGCCGGTTTGATCGCGGCTGGCATGGCCACCGCCAACGCCTCCAAGGCCAATATCACCGCTGGCGCCATCACCTACCAAGGCACCCAGGGCACCGTAGTATTCGGCGCCGGCGCTTCCTCGCTGGTGATCACCAATCCGCTGATCGACGCCAACACAAAAGTGAACGCGGTGATCTGCCAGGCAGCAGCTGACGCCACTATGACCAGCATCCCGCGTATCGTACCTGCAGCCGGTTCCGTGACCATTTATGCCAATGCGGCAGCGACTGCTGCCACGGTGGTAGATTGGAATATCGATGCCGGCCCAGGCATGACCGTAGCCAACTAAGCAACCTGCCCGGCCATCTTCGGATACGCCGGGCATTTTCGGAGAAACGAGCATGAAATTTCCAATGAGCGTGCAGCATCGCAACGACCCGTATTCCTCCGTCGTGGTGGCGAATCAGGAGCAATATGACGAGTTGCCACCAGAATACAAGCCTGAAGTCACCGGCGAGACTGGCGAAGTGAACGCGCCGACCAAGCGCACCCGCGCAGCTGCCGAAAAAGCCGAGGGCTAAGCCATGGCCGTAGTTCTGGATCTGATCACCTCTGCCCTGGTCACCGTCAAGGCGCTGGCTGTCGGCGAGACGCCGGGCGCCGACATGACGACGGACGGCCTGGACAAGTTCAACGATGTGCTGGAGGCGCTGACGATCCAGAACTTGGCTGTTTATGCGAGTGTCGACACGATAGTGCCGCTGGTAGCCAATCAGGCCATCTATACGGTGGGGCCTGGTGGAGTCGGCCAGCGCCCTATCTCGATGAATTCCATCGACTTTGCTCGTACGACATTCGGCCAAGGCGTCGATTATCCGGTGGAAGTGGTGACGCAATCCGAATACGACTCGCTGTCGGTCAAGCAAATCCCCGGCATCCCGGAATGGATGGCGCTGACGAACAACTATCCGGATGCGACCATTTCGCTGTACCCGATGCCGTATCAGGCCGGGACCCTGACGATCAGCCAGCGCCAGAAGTTCACGCAGGCCGCCACGCTGGCCGATACCTTCGACATGCCGGCCGGTTATCGTCGCCTGATCACACTGATGCTGGCCTGGTATCTGCGCACGGACTACCCCGGCCTGTCGCCACAGGATTTGCAGAACCTGGGCGAGGATCTGGCCAAGGCGCAGGGCGCGGTGAAGCGTGCGAATATCGAGCCGGTTCTGCTCAACAGCGAGGTAGCCGACTTGGAAGCCGGCGGCGGCAACTGCTATGTGAACTGGATGGACGGCGTATGATCGTCTCTCGCATCCATGATATGGCCGTCGTGGCGCAGATCATGGGCCATCCGGCCATCTTTCCGCATATCGCTGAGGATGGCACGGATAAGCCTGAGCCGGTCGATCATCCGGGCTTTTACTGGATGCTTGCCTCAAAGAATGGGGAGCCTGCCGGCCTGTTCCTGGTTCATGCCCGCGGCGCTGTGTGTTACGAAATGCATACGATGATCTTGCCAGGCTTCCGCGGCGCGCCGGCATCTGCCGCTGCACAAGCGCTTTTGGCCTGGGCTTTCACGGAACTGGACTGCCAGAAGATGGTGACCAGCGTTCCCGACTACAACCGCGCTGCGCTGCGCTTTGCTCTGGCCAACGGCATGCGTCACGAAGGAGTGAACCGCGCCAGTTTCCTGCGCCGCGGAGCGCTTATTGACCAGATCACTATGGGAATTACTAAAAAGGAGTGGGAAACATGCCAGCAGCAATCCCAATTGTAGCCGCCGTTGCCGGCGCAGTGATCTCTGGCGCCATGAGCAAATCGGCGGCAAAGACGCAGGCCCGTGCCGTTGATCGTGGCACCGAAGAACAGCGCCGGCAATACGAACAGACTCGTGAGGATCAGGCTCCATGGCGTAATGCGGGTATGGCCTCTTTGTCGCAATTGACTGGTGGCCTGCAAGCAGGTGGCGAATTTAACCGCCCGTTCTCCATGGCGGACTATCAAGCTGATCCTGGCTATCAATTCCGCTTGTCAGAAGGCCAAAAGGGCGTTGAAACTGCGGCAGGAGCGCGAGGTTCGCGCTATTCCGGAGCCACGCTGAAGGCTCTTTCTCGTTTCAATAGCGATCAGGCCAGCCAGGAATACGGCAGTGCCTACAATCGCTACAACAACGACATCAGCAGCCGCTTTAACCGCCTGGCAAGCGTGGCCGGCCTTGGCCAGACCGCAACCAACCAGGTGACGGCCGCCGGCACCAATGCTGCGAACAACATCAGTCAAGGCATCGCAGACGCCGGCACCGCGCGCGCGTCTGGTTACGTCGGAGTCGGCAATGCTGTCAACCAGGGCATCGGTCAGTTGTCCAACTACTACCAGCAGCGGCCGATGCTCAGCGGTTTGGCCGGCAACAATGGCAGCTATTACACGCCGACTCAGGGTGGATTCACCGACCTGAACACCAACGCCACGAATCAAACTGCCAATTTTGATACTTACGGCGCCAATTACTCGCCATAATCGGAGAACCAAATGCCTCAACCACTCGTAGCGCTGCAGGTGCGTAATCCAGAATTGGCTGACCCTGCTGAAATGCAGGCGAAAGCATACAATCTGCGCAGCCTCGCATTGCAAGACCAAGCGGCACAGCAGGCGCGCGCCGATGATCAGGCCGCCCGCGCCGCCTTTTCTTCCAATCCAACCGACAACAATGCCCGACTCTCTGCATTGGCCGGCGTGTCGCCTGCCGCCTATGGTGCCGAAGCCAAACGCCAAGCCGATTTGGCGAAGTCGGGCGCAGAAACGCGTGTGAAGCAGCTGGAAGCGGCCCACAAGGCTAACGACATGGCCGGCCAAGCCTTCAGCTATGTGCGCAAGTTCCCGACGCTGGATAATGCGAAAAGCGCCATTAACTGGCTCACCCAAAACGGTGTCTACACTCCGGAACAGGGCGCACAGTATCTTGACCAAGTGCAGAAAAATCCGGCTGCCATCCAATCTTTGGCGGAAGAGGCTTTCTACCAGGCGCAGGAGGTAAAGGACCATCTGTACAAATTGGAAAAGCAGGATCTTGGCGGAACTGCTCAGACTCTGGCGTTCAATCCTGTCAGCGGAGAAACGAAGGTCACCAGCACGACCCAGAAAACGCAGACCCCCGACAGCGTCGCATCGAATGAGCGCATCGCTTCGGAGGGCATCAAAAACCGCGCCAATGCAATGGAGATCGCCAAGCTGAAAAACGTGGCCGGCGGCGCGGAAGCATCGCTCAACGATGACACATTGGACTTGATGGCTTCGCAGTACCTGCGCGGCGATAAGAGCGTACTGCAAAACCTTGGGCGCGGCGCGCAGGGTGCGGCCAACCTCGTAGCGCTACGTGGCCGCATCACCAATCAGGCCAAGGCGGCCGGCATGAGCGGCGGCGATATCGCTTCTGTCATGTCGGATTACGCCGGCCAGACTGCCGCCATGCGAACTGCTGGCAACATCAGCGCGCGGATCGAGAACGCGGCAGCAGAGGCTGAGCAACTGGCACCGCTGGCCATCGAAGCTGGTCGCCAGGTTGCGCGATCCGGCTTCCTGCCGTTTGGCCGGGCTCAAGTCATGTTCAACAACCAGACCAACGACCCGGCCTTGAACAAGTTTGCGACCGCTAACATGGGCCTGGCTACCGCTTATGCAAGCGCGATGGCGCGCGGCAACAAGCCAACCGTCTCCGATATGGAGCACTCGCGCGAGTTGCTGACCACAGCGAAGAGCCAGGAAGCATATGAGGCCATCGTAAGCCAGATGCAGCAAGAAATTGCTGCCGCCCAGCGTGCGCCTCGTAGCGTGCGTGAGAACCTGCGCGGCGAGATTAGCGGAAAGGGTGGCGGTCATGGTGCTGCGCCAGCTGCAGCTCCTGCATTGCCTGCCGGCTGGGGTGTGACGGAGGTCAAATAATGCCTACCTACGAATTCACCTCGCCAGAAGGCAAGAAATACCGCGTAAATGGTCCGGAGGGTTCGACCAAAGAGCAGGCATTCGGCATCCTGCAGCAACAGCTTGGAGCCGCTCCTGTTCCAAAAGTGACCACCGGTGCGTCTGCGATCCCTGGCGCTACGCCTGAGCAACTGGCATCGGCACGCGCTGGCATGGCGCCGCAGCCAGAACAGCAGGACAACCTGCTTGGGAAGATCGTCGGCCCGGTCGACGCGGCCTTGGGCGCTGCCTCCGCTGCCGTCACGCCGCTGGTTGCTGTACCTGGGGGCTTCATCAAGTCGGCCATCAGCGGGGGAAAGCCAGAAGAAAACGCGGTAGCAATCCGGAACCGTATTCAATATCAGCCAGCGACGGCTACCGGCCGTAAGATTCTCGGCACTGTTGCTGAAGCGGCGCCGGTCTTGGAGGCTCTGCCCGGCATGGCTGGCGAACTGTCGCAGTTCGGGCGCGCCGCAGCGCCTGCGGTTGCTGCCGGAACTGATGTAGCCGCGGCCGGCGGTTCGAAGCTGTCGCAACTGGCCGGCAATGCTGCTGGCAAAGTGATCCCGAAGATTGATCCAGCTACGGCAGCGCTTGCCAAGACTGCACAGGAAAAATACGGAATCCCGCTGCGCCCGGACCAGCTCTATGAAAACAAGCTGTCGCGTATGGCCGGCGAAGCTTCGGAAAAGGTGCCGCTGTCTGGTGCCAAGACTGACGTTCGACAGGAGGCCTTCAACCGGGCCATCATAAAAACAATCGGCGGCGACGAAGCAGCCGGCCGCCTGACGCCTGATGTATTCGACCAGGCTATCCGCACTTCCGGCCAGAAGATCGGCGATATTGCAGCCAAGCATCCGCTGCCGCTGGATCAGAAGTTTGCAAGCGCTCTTGATAGCCATTTGCAGAATGCCGCCAAGTATGAAACCTCCGACGTCGGCCGCGCCGTGACCAGCTATATCGATGACCTGAAGTCCAAGGCTGTTGACGGTGTGATCCCAGGTGAAGCGGTGCGCAAGATCAACACTGCGATCAACAACCGCATGCGTAGCACTTCGGATGGCGACCTGAAAAATGCTCTCGGCAACCTGCAGGATGATATCCAAACCGCTGTGCAGGGGCAGCTGGCCGGCGAAGACTTGGCCGCATTGCAGGCCGCGCGCCGGCAGTATGCGTCGGCCAAGACCGTAGAGCCTCTGGTGGCCAAATCTTCAACCGGCGATATCAGCCCGGCCGGCCTTATGGGTCGCGTTACAGCAAACAATGCCGGCAAGTCCCGCATGGCGCGCGGCCAAGGCGGCGACCTGGGCGAACTGGCGCGGATCGGACAGCGCTTCCTGAAAGAGCCAGCCTCTTCCGGCACGGCTGAGCGCAGTTTAGTGTATGGGGCGGCAGGCGGTGGCGCA